GTGATGGTGTTTGAGCTCCCAATAAGCAAATATGTCAATGAAGTAAGTCCTGTTATATTGCCTGAAATAGTGTTTGAGCCCCAAGCATTCAAATATATCAATGATATAAACCTACTAATATCGCCACTAATTGAAGCTGCATTTGTTGAACTTATCCACTCTCCCCAACTCGTAACCTTAGTAACATCACTAAATTTCATTGTAGCTGTGCCTGTGGTACATTTGAGGTAGATTGTTCTCAATGCCCCTGCTGTCAAAGCCCATGTAGCTGATTCATCTGCCGTACCTCCTGCATCACTGTAAAACTTAGCGTTTGCACCCAATGTCAAAATTATGTCATCGGAGACAGTCATCTTTAATGTACTTACCCCTGTACCATCACCTATTGAAGTGAGTAGCATGGAGTAAATCACGTTATTAGTGACTGCTGAAGTTTGTCCTGTCTTGCCGAAGGTCATCACAACAATATCACCATAAATAACAGCAGAAGCTAATACAACAGTCCATACTGCACCAGTCCATGAAGCACTACTCACAACCCTTGCTACTCCATTAACCGTTGCTGTGATGTCAGTAGCTATTAAAGGTATTGCAGAAGGAAAAGTTAATATAACATCTGCCGGTGCTGCATCTTCTACCGTTGCTGAAATCATTGCATTCCATAGATCACTTAATGACTCTTTTGTCCCCCTCAACACATCCAATGAATACTTAAACGTAGCATCCACCCCTGCATCTAAAGTACATATAAGCCTTATATTAGCACCGGAATAATCAGCCGTAACAGTTAAACCAATATCGTCAAAAACGTAAGTATGTGCTGGTGGTGATTTAACTTCATCCGTAAAAGCACTAAGAATAGTGATAGTACCTTGTTGCTCTAAAGCTCCTCTTACAACGTAGTAGTCAATGAAGATAGAAGTATCATTATTTACATTACCTACATTGATGTAAGTGGATGCACCACCAGCCAAAGGAACTGTATAAGTCCTCTCACCAGATACTCTTCCAAAAACATTCTTTAGAACATCTCTTTCAACTGACTGTACAACATCTCTAATACCGTGCATATATTAATATATTAATTACCAGTCAAATCCAAATATTACACTACCACTAGTATACCCGTCTTCCAAGACACCTGCTCTATATATAATAGCAGATCCATTATCCTTAATACGCAAACGATTCCCTATAGCAAGATCTGAACCATCTAAGGGCTCAAAAGTCTGCCAACGAGCATCTCCTGTACATTTATACTGGAGGACAACTGTCACTACTGAATCATCAATTGATCCCGTGTCTGCCTCCTCACGAATAGAAAAGAATATTCTATCAATCCCCTTACTTTCCTTTAAGGTTCTCATATTTACCTCACCACCAAAGAACCCACCGGCTCCTACAGCAGTATCTACCATTACATATTCTCTGTACTCATCTGAAACCGTTACTACATTTGCCATAACTATATGTTTTATGTGATTAAAATTTTTTTGATCATATGAATCTTTTTCCGTTTTTTCTTTAAAACTATCTCACCAGCTTCATCAACCTCATGCAACCTATCCGGCACATATACTTTCTTTGTGGCTAAATTTATCATACTCTTTCAATATTAACAGCCTTTACCCCTTTATCACTATTCCTACTTATCCTTTGTTTTCACACTTATTAATGAGACATTCACAGCTTTTAATCCTCTTTCACCCTCTTCAACCTCATATTCTACAAAATCATCTGTTTTGACAGGTCCGAGTGTCCCTGTAACATGAAAAAAGATATCTTTGTCTGTTGCACCATCCGTAATAAAACCATACGATTTTTGTTCATTGAAAAACTTTACTTTTCCTGTGTATTTTTCTCCCATTGTAATAAATATTAATTGTTAATGAAAATATTTAGTTCCCCGTTCATAGTTTTCTTTAAACTTGACTTTACTTTCGTTCTATGATCAATAACCTCATTTCTAATGTAATTATATGTTCTAATTACACGTCCATTTTTAATACGATCTAATCGTTGCTCGTTCTTTAACGCATCCCTTTTATCTAATGCAATTTGATACATTTTAGCTATCAATCTTTTTTTAGCCAATACCTCATTTTGATTTTTACTCCAAGAATCTTGACATCGCTCTTGTAAACCAGTAGCAATATGAGTAATTACAACACAAGTTTCTACTTTGTTTTTATGCTGTCCTCCGGGACCTGTTCCCCTTGTATATTCAATTTTAAATTTTTTTTCTTTCATGTTAATTATCTCCCAAGACACCTTGCTTTTTTCTTTCCTATTACTTTACCAAATGCACCTGATGCAGCATCCACCTGATCCTTATGAGTACTATAAGGGAAGAACCGGTGCTCTTCTCGGAACTCCCGGTTCCACTCCCCTAATAGCAACTGCACATTACCTCCATTAACCTGTACTGAATAAGGGTCTGCACGAAACTCTTTATTGCCAGTAGGTCTTTCGGCATATACCGAATATCCAGCCAGTGTCCGGATAGTACCTTCAGCACTTTCCTTTCCACCTGAGCCTGGTTCTTGTTCTACCCAGACAATAACCCCCCTGCCGTCACCTTCTGCAGTCTCTCTTATTATATTTTCACGTTCTCTTGTTCCCCATCTACCTCTCTTTACGTCCAATATCACCCAGTTACCATTGGTTAGCTGACACATCTTCACTCCAACTGTATAAGCTCCTGCTCCCCCTTCTGTACCTGCCTTATCCCAATACCTTACTGTATGACTTATATGGTTAAGCTGTGGAGCACTTTCCATCATCCCGAAATGGTCTACCTTAAACATACCCCCGCCCGCGGGTGTGGGATTCTGCCCTATCTGTCCTGCAAACCCATACTGCCCAAGGTCAGCCTCAAGGTCTGCCAAGGTTTTCCATGGAAGCCTGTTAACATCCATCAAGCCGTCAATATAGTTTTCTATAAGCTCTGGTGGTTGCACTTGCTTCTTATAATTCCGGCATTCTCCGGGAATAGATATATGAGATAAATTTGCTTTTTGTTTTGACAGCCAGTGACCGGAAGGGTCATCCTGATGTAATCGCTGCATTATTAATACGGTGGGTGTGTTGGCTTTATTTGTTTTTCTGGAAGGTAAAGTTTGTTCCATCCATTGATTCGCGTTGGCAAGCTCAACAGGCGACGCGGCCTGTTTGGGGTTAATTGGATCATCCACTATAAGAATGTCCCCGTGAAACCCCATTAATGTTCCTCCCACCGATGTCGTGTATCTCTGGCCACCTATAACGGCTTGTGTGGGAATTCTCCCCGCATGAGTAGGGGGGTTATTTTTTACTATTTTATAATTACTCTTTGTATCCTTATCATCCTTAATAACAATATCCGGATATATCTCTTTAAAATTAGTGCTTTTCAACAGGTCCCGACAATAATCCGCGGACTCTAAAGAAAGCTGTTGTGCATATGAGGCTGTAATAAACCTCATCCACGGCCATTTCGTCCAGCACCAAGCCGGAAACATAATACTACAAATAATAGTTTTAGTACTCCCCGGTGGTACATTTATAATTAAGTCATGTTCTCTTGGGAGTTTGTCACCTACGCGAGTGGCAACTTTTACAAGTTCGTCACATAAATACTCAATATGCCAATTGGATTGAAAATCATGAGGACTTACAATGTGCCAAAAATATTGGAGAAAGTGGTAGAGTGAACGATTATTCAGTTCCCTGATAACGTCTTTAGGGACTTTGGACCCCTCTAAAATTGCCTCTTTCTTAGACGAGACTGTTCTGGTAAGAGTTTTAGTTCTCTCCAATGTATTTTGCATCCACTTCTTTTTGACTCAGTCCTATTTTTTTCATAAGCAATAATTCCTCAAAACTAAATTTTGTATAGTCGATTGCTGTGAGATTAATATTCTGGTTATTTGTGATCTCCAGCTTCTGAACATCAGACCAGTGTTCCCTCTGCCTTAACTGCAACCATTTCATAGCTGCCCACGCGTCAGGTGGTATATGCTTTAATATCTTCTTAACAACAATTTCCCCTTTATACATAAAAGCTTTCTCTTCCCACTCGTCATATCCACAGGCTTTCTTATACAAACCAGCTACAACGTGTGAATCAGCCTCAGCTTTCCCTTCGTTAAGAGCCGTTGCAAAATCAGGGTAATTCACTTTCCACTTATTAAAAGTCTCGTAAGAAACTAACATAGCCCCTGCAATAACCTTTTCAGTATGTCCTAAAAGTGAAATTCTGAAAACCTGATCACACCTATCTGGGGTATACTTAACTCTTACTCTTTTCGCTGGCAGCATAGTTTGTTATTTTCTTATTCAAACTTAATTCATGATAATACATCCTTCTGGACATTCGGTATAATACCCGTATTCTTTTATTAAATCACCTAAGATATAATTTCCGTTTGGTACTTTAGTAGCAAAATCAAAGCATTTTGCAATACCTGTGTTATGGCAAAACGGGCAATTAAAAGTAATTTGTAGTTTATCAACAGTTACATTTATTTCTGATAACATATGACTTTCTTTAAATTAGCTACAAAGATATAACTTTTATTTTGCACTAACCTAACAAAATCCCAATTATTTTAAATATATCTCTTATTTTATAAAGTGTGTATTTAGCAACCTTGGAAACAGGTTTCCTCAAACGCCCATAGAATGGCAGTTTCCGAAAAACAGGTTTGTAGCAATTCAAAATTTTTAAAATTTTTTTAGAAGTCCGTAATGTAAACTATACTTTGCAAAACCTGCACACATTGGAAACCACAGCTTACATTACCCTTAGTAGTCGGAAAATGGTTTTTTGCAGAAATAAATTTCTGGGTATGTAGCGATGGGCGCGAGAGCCTTCTCTCTTTCCTATGCGCCAACGACCACACACCCAAGTAGTTAGCTTTTACCTTGTAACTGAATTTGCAGTTGACCTCTGCTTAATGTTAACATCATAGGCTCGCATTTGCCCATGTAATGGGCGTTTGCGATGATCATACTTACCCCTCTCGCCCCTCCCCTATCGGTTTACCTGTTGTGGTCCTATGGTATGTTAGTACATGCGATTAGTAATTGTTTCATGGCAATTGCGAATTATAGTATATGGGCAGCGTGCCGGCGTTTTTTCCTTATACCCTTATCCATCACCTAACTAACTTATTTGATCAGGTCCCTGCATTGTGCTACTATATTATTGGATTA